AGCTCGGCCTGACGCATAGACTCCGAGTTGGTCTTCCACCAGTTGGTGTCACGGACTGCGGCCTGAAACTTATCGGTGCTCCAGGTCTCCTTAACCGCCTGACTAAAGATCTTCTTGAGATCCTTGTTACCCTCCAGGAAGGCGTACGTGAACCCGTAGGAGCTGGCGAGCTCTTCTGGGCTCATCGTCTTCTGGGGCTCCGAGTAGTCGGCAGGGCCCTGGTTCTCGGCCCACACACTGTCGATCCTCCGACCGCCCATGAAGCGGTCGGCGTAGTAGCCCTTGGTGATGTCGGTGATCGTCACGCCCTTGCCGGGGCGAGGTGCCTCAATCATCTTCCCGCCGCCAGCGTAGATACCGACATGGTCAGGGCCAGGCTTACTGTGGTCTGTATCAAAGAAGACGATGTCCCCAGGTCGCAGGCCTTTCATGCTGACCGCCCTGCCCTGCGACCACATCGAATACGATGTGCGGGGAAGGTTGATACCGAAGTGAGCAAAGCCCTGCTGGATCAACCCCGAGCAGTCAACGCCAGACTTGAGGTCATTGCCGCCCCACTGGTAAGGAGTTCCCAGGAACCCCTTCAGGTAGTTGACGATGTCACTGCCCATGACGGTCATCAGCCACCACCCATCATCTGCATGAGCGCATTGAAGTACGTAGTGCCAGCCTGGTACTTGCCGTACTCCTTGGTCTTCTTGACGCCGCTGCTGATCAGGCCAGCACGAGTAGCCTCATCCACGCCACCGCTATGCACGACATCGGAGGCAGTCACATTGCCCATGTCGTCGTAGTGTTCGGTTGTGGTGGTAACCTCAGGGTGCTCTCGCTCATACCCGTTCAGGGTTGCCTTGAACTGAGCCAGCTCCTTATCGGTCGGAGCGCGACCGATCAACTGAGTGAGAGCCTGTTCGGCAATGCCCTGTACCTGCTCATGGTTCGACAGGTCGATAGCCGACTGGCTGGTCGTCCTAGTCTTGGGGCCTACGTACTTAACCTTCTCGCCTGTCGCGTTGTCGATCAGGAAATCACCCTCGCGGCGAGTCCCCAGCGAGCCGGGCTTGCGGTTGTACGAATCCAGGATGTCCCAAGGCGTCCAGTTGGTCGTCCTGTTCTTGCCCTGTCCCTTGTTGAGCGTGATAGCCATCTTGAGTAGATCATCCCAAGCCGACATCACTTCGGGGATACCCATGTCGCTGGATGCGCCGGGATACTTGTACATGATCAGCCGAGACATGAAACTCTTGTAGAGTTCCGGGTCGTTGCTGAACCACTGGCCGGGAAGGCCCTGAGCGTCCTGGTATGTGGTGAACCCGCTGGAGCGACCAGCATCGTGACCACGAGTTCCCACGGGACGACCCAGGGCCTTAGCCCCGACAAAGATGTCATCGGTCGGCATCGGGGTGGTGTTATTGAAACCCACCCCGAGCGTTCCGGACGACAGTTGCTGCTGACTCATTCCAGTAAGGGCAAGAGGATTCTTGCTCGGGCTACTGCTGGGACTGGTGCCAGGAAGATCGCCGCTTACCGGGCTTCCGAAGGTTCCACCTCCGCCACCACCACCGCCTGCCATGTCGCCTCCCTACTGAAGATCGTCGTTGCTAAGATACCTGTTGAACACCTTGCCGAACTGAACCGAGGAGTTCACGAAGTACATCTGGTACTGCCTCCAGGCATACCCGATATCGGGCGCCTGCCCAGCAGGCTGCCCAGCCTCGTTGAAGCTGAGCTGCTGGAGGCCTCGCTGTGCCAGCATTTGCTTGAACTGGTTACGCACAATGAGGTATTCACGCAGAACCTGAGCATCCTTGCGGAGCGGATCATTCATGATCCGAGGATCAGTTACCATCTTCTCCATAGACCGGATGCGGTTGGGTACCGCGTTACGGTCGGTCTGCCCGAACGCCTTAGCCCACCCAGGATTCTGGGCAGCCAGGTTGTTCACGATATTCTGCTTCGCCTGCTGGAACACCTGTGCACCATTCTGGGTGTATGAGGTGAAACCAGCCCTGATCAGCTCTGCATCGAGTGCAGTCGTTGCCTGCATGTACTGACGCCAGCCCTCTTGGGTCCGAGTGTCGGCGATTGCCTCCTCTGCGGTGATCCTCTGCCTCACCCTCTTCCCGCCGACCTCGTCGTGAAGCTGCTTGAGGTAGACAGAGCTAGAGAACGGACCGCCGTTGTACACATCACCAACGAACAGCGGAGCAAGATCAGGATCCTCAGCGATGAGATCCCTGTACTTTTCCAACTGCTTGTCAGCGGGGATAGAGGAGGCGACACCCATACTCTTGGTGAGTGAGGCAGTGAACCCCACATAGTCCTCCCCGAACATCGACAGGAAGTTATCCCTGGCGTTGGCCGGATCGGCGGCCTGGAGGGCCTTGTACTGGTCCGCAAAGAACTGGTACTTGGTTCCAGACATCGGCGTGTTCTTGACGCTCACTGGACTCACCCAGTCAACCAGGGTCTGGAGCCACAGGAAGTTCTTGGCATCCCTCTGGATGTCAGACATCTTGGGCGGCTCGGTGTGCTTGCCCGCCCGAAGGTCCTCGTAGTAGTGCGCGACCTTCATGTTGTAGATGTCGAGAACCGCCTGCTGATACTTCTCGTTGTTGGTGTCCTTGCCGACGTACGCGTTGTACGCGTCCGCCATGTACTTCGGAGTGAAGAGATCGATCGTACTATCTTCAGGTCCGTACGGCAGGATCTTGGCCCACTGAAGGAAGTCACCCATGGAGGGTGACGTCTTAGCGAGCTGATTACCTGCCACCTGCACGATCGGGCCAGAGCCCGGATCGAACCAGGGATCACCGGGAAGGATGGTGTTGAGGCTGTTCATGCGAATAGCCGCAAGTTCCTTGCCGGGCCCCTTGGCCCAGGGAGCCTTAAGGTGAAGCACTCGATCCTTGAGGGGAACGAATCGCCTCTCAGTTACCTGCTTACCAGTGACCGGATCGATCGTGGTGACGCTGGCGTAGCCATCCGTACCGACGTGATGTCCCTCGCTGTCGGTAACTAGATTGGCTGCGACAGGTGCGTTGTAGATCTTGCTGAGCTTACTGAGCTGCTCCGGCCTCTCGGCCACGAGTCCAGCCCATCGGTCCACGCCGTCGATGAACGGCTTGAAGAACGGGTAGACAAAGCGAAGGCCCTGCGACCCTACGGTGTTGACCGGGTCGTAGACAACCTGACTCATCTGCCTCTTGGCTCGGGCGGCAGCCTTCTGATTCATCTGCTCCCACTCCTTCGGCGTGATCGCGTCATCACCGAAGTTCTGCATTTTGTAGTGGTACTGCTGACGGATCAGGTTTTCCATCTCGTGCTGATGCATCTGAAGGAACAGCGGATGGCGAGAGAGGACGTCCGCAGGGACGTCCGCTATCATCTTCCACGCCTTCTCGGTCTGCCGGTCTAGCCAGTGGTTCGCCGTCTCCTGGATCTTGAGTGAACTGTGCTGCTTGATCTCCTCACCATGGACCACCGGAAAGTCTTCCCGAGGGAAGGCCGCCCTGAGGTCGGCCTCAGTGATGATCTCATCGTTGGCAAGCTTGCCCTTGAGGAAGTCATCACCGAGATACTTGTCCACCATGAAGCGGACGTTTCGAATGAACTGCGGCTTATCCTGATTCCAGTAGCCCATGTTCTGCATGTACGCGCGACCAGGGGCCTCGCGAGTAAGCCACCTCAAGGCCTCCTTGTCGGAAGCCCCACCGGCGATCATGCGATGGAAGGGATCCTGCCGGATCTGCTTGTTCACCGCGTCGAGCCATGCCTGCATGTGGTTCGGATCGTCGGGGTCGATCAACTTGTAGGCGCCAGTCTTCTCGGCGTGAGACCAGAAGCGCTGTCGGTCGATCATCTCCCCGCGAGTGAAGAGATTCCTCCAGGCGCCCTCGGAGCTGATCTGATCCCGAGGGATCGGATTGTCCCAGTCGTCACTGAACGCCTGATTGACCGTGTAGGTCTTGTTTCCGATTCGGTATTTGAAGGTGCCGTCGCCGAGGCGACGCCCCTTGCTTACCTCCGCCTTGCGCAGGATCTCACCGACGTAGTCGTGATACTCATCGATCACGTTCTGATGATCAGACAGTCTGGCCTTCAGTGCATCGACATACCCCTGGTCGGGGTTGCTCTTGCGCTGAGCGAGAGCAAGCTCCTTCTGGGTAGCGGCGAGCGCGTCATTCTCGTCCGAGATGCGACCATACGCCATACGCAGAGTCGGAGGCACCTTGATGCGAGAGGTCTTGAGGCCTCGCGCTTCCGCCTTGGCGATGATCGACTCATCATCCAGAGCGACGATAGCTCGATTGGAGGCGATCCCCTTGCCGGTGGTGGGGACATAAGATCCCTTGCCGACGATCGCACCAACCTGGCGAGAGCGGTTAGACAGGAAGTGGCCCATGCCCTTACCGGCGTCCAACAGTGTGGCCATACCGCCGAACTTGAACATGCGGGCCAGGACCTCATCCGATACCATGCGAGGAATGAAGCCGGGACGCAGAAGCGTCGCGGCCTTCCACAGGTTATCAAACCCGTCGAGCCTCTTGACCACCCAATCCTTGGCCTCACCGGCACTACCACGGAAGCCCTGAAAGGATCCCGTAGATCGACTGACGAGGCGGTTGATTTCCTGGACAGGGAAAAGGATGTCGCTACTTGAAAGCTGAGTCTGTGCAAGCGGACTGATCACCAGGCCGTGACCATCTTCGACAGTCATCACGCGGTCGGAGCGAACCGGCTTGGCCGCGTCGGTCAGGTCATCAACCGGCTGTCCGGTCAACTTGGCGATCTCGTCGGGACTGGTTGCCTCGGGGCCGAAGCGCTGTGACATATTGACCGGCGCCTTGCCGGTCAGCTCCTGAATCTTAGAGGCGATACCATCCTTGATGGCACCCTTCAGGACTTCGGCAATATCCGGATGCAGGCCGTTGGTCTGCAGGATGTGATTCATGACAGAATCATGAATCCTGTCAAGAGCCTCGGAGCGCTCGACCTTGTTCCCCGCCGCGTTGTAGATCTCGATGAGATCCAGTCGCTGCGAAGGCTGCATGCCGGGAACCTGCTTCAGCATGTCGAACACCCGATCACGTGCATCATCTGCGGTGTGGTCGACGAACCCCTGGGGGGTTCGGTCCCCAAAGTTGTGGATGATCGTCATGGGAGCACCCATGCCGCGCTTGACCGCAGTCATGACAAAGTTGCCACCGATCGGCTTGGGCTTCTTGCCCGCCGACATGATGGCACGCTTTTCTGCCGCCTTCTCCGTGTTGCGAACAGCAAGACCACCCATGCGGTACATGGTGTTGATCGTGCCGAAGAGCGGAGAGGAGGCAGGGCTCCAGTTGTCCATCTGGCCGAGCACACTACCGAGGTAGCGCTCGTTGTTGATCAACTCGTCATAGTCGTTGGCGAGCGTGTCGAGCTGGGAAGACTTCCACTGTTCGGCCTTAAGGCCATCAGCGAGAGCGGTCTGCTCGGCAGGTGCAACCATCTTGAGCGGAGTCTCATTGGCTATTTTGGCTGCGGCGGTACGGTTGATGTTCGACTCAGCCTGAAGCCGTCCCCATGTAGCATCCCAGCCAGCCTGGCGCGGGCCAGGCGTAGCGGGGCGGGGAAAAGGAGGCTCGAGAAGCTGAGGGAACCTTGTACCCTCGTCCGCCACGGCAGGAGTTCCGGGAGGCTTACCGGCCCAGTGGCCGGAGAGTGCTCCGCTCTCGTAGTTCGCCTTGAAGTATTGAAGCATCGGCAGGTTCATCCGAGTCCCCTCAAGGAGGATTCGGTTATCCATAGTCTGGCCGATCTTCTTCAGGACCTCGGGGGCAGACTTTGCGAGATCGGCGGCAGCGTTCGAATCTCCGGTAGCGAACCTCCAGAGCTGCTCCATGTTCTCGCGAGGAGTGTCATGAGCGAGCTTGGCGATGTCGTATCGAGCGGGGTTAACCCTACGCCCCTTGCCCCACATGGGATGGTTGGCGATCTGCTCGACAGTCCGACCGTCTTCCTTCATCCAGTCGAAAGCCTTCTGCATGCTCGGCGCCTGGGCTATCTGCTCGGGCGTCTGCTGCTTCACGAACATGTCGACGAGGGGTCCGCGAGTGCGGACCACGCCAGGAGCGCCAGGGACCTGGGCCGCATACTTGGCATCCTGGGCAACGAGCTGGATTCCTCGGGCGCCCTTGATCGTCTTGGCTGTTCCGCCAACGATTCCGCCGGTCACCGGGTCGACCACGTTGAACATGAAGTCGAGCGAGCCAGAGCCGACATTGTACTTCCAGCCACCCTTCTTCTGCCAGTAGTCAGTGTCGTAGATGAACCGGTCAGTGTTCTGCTTGACCATGTCCTTCTCGTGCTGGCTCAGGTTGGCTCCGGCATCGCCCCAGAGGGCGGTCATGAAGCTACCCTGCCCTGCGGCTTCCGCTACGTTGGCATAGTTGGTGAAAGCCTGGCCGGGCGAGATGTGCTCCGCCTTGTTCCAGTCCTCACTCCAGCCGCCCGAGAAGAGGCCGCTGACTTCCCCCGTGAAGCCCTGATTCACGTTGTGCGAAGAGTGAAGCAGCAGCGTCGAGATAGGCTGCGAGATGGCGTTAGAGTAGATCCAGCGCATACCTGAAGCGAACTTGTCGATCGGGTAGGACACCGCCTGCTTGGCGATGCCCCAGCCGGGGATGTTCGACAGCCAGGAGTCGGCGGTGCCGAGCGCACCCATGATGCCGCCCAGGAGGCCATTGTCTCCCTGGGCCTGATCCTCATCGAACTTGAACTCTGACTGCTGCTGCTGAAGGCTCTGCGGAGTCGTGGCAACGTTGATCGCAAAGTTGGGGTCTGAGTACAATGCCTGACTTGCGTCAGCCATGTTCGAATCCCACCACTTACTCATCGTCACCTCACATGGTCTGAGCCTGGATCTGCCTCACCAGGTTGCGGGCGGCATCGCTGTTGCCGCTGTCTGCCATGTACTCAAGGGCTGGCAGATACGCCCTAAGCTTTGCTATGTTCGGGTTGGCCTGCCCGCCAGGGATAACTTCGGACCCGGCCCCAGGGCCGGAGTCCGCTCCATCGGTAACTGGAACGTCGGGCATCGTGGTGTCCTCACCGAGGCCTACCACGTTTGAAGACGGATTGCCGAACATCGAAGCGAAGTCCGGTGTGCCCTGATCTTGCGCCATAGGCGCACCGGACAACTGCTCCTGGTACGCTGCCTGCTCGCCGTAGTCGGCGTTGGGGAGGCTTCGATTCGCCTGGCCAACAGCCTTGTCGGTCCTCTTAGAGAACTGTCCAGGACCGCTAACGGGTGTGCTCATGAAACCTCCTCAACCCTCAGTGTGCGAGCGTGCCGCCCGGCCCCGTAGTCTTGTCCGTGGCGAACTCGCCAGAGACGACCGGACCGTGAACGGTCCAAGGGGTCGGGATCGGGGACGAGCCGTTAGAGTCGACCCGACCATCGTTGTAATTAGTGTCCTGCTCGGAGAAGGAAAGCTCGGGCGGCGTGAGAGCCGGACCCTTCAGAGAAGACCACGCGCCCTCTGGGCCGTGATCACCTGCGAAAAGTTCGCCCTTGAGTTCACCTTCATGCGAGGCGGACGAGTTGACCTGACGGTAACCAGCGGTCATTCTATCCTCCATCATTCTTTTATTGGAGCGGAGACTGGCGCTGAGTGCGGGCTGTCATTCGTGCTTCCCCGCCTCCCGTCAGTCCGCTGAGCAGGGTCATCATGTCGATGCCCTGCGGCCCTTGGGTGCCACCAGCTCCAGCAGGTGCACCGGGTGCTGCGCCCGCTCCAGGCGGCGCAGATCCTTCGCCACCTCCACCCAAAGCAGCAGCCAACGGATTGGATGCCGCAGGGGCCTGCTTGGGAGTGAATACCTTGAGGACGGCATCATGTACCGGCTCCCCCTTCTCCCTGAGCTGAATGAGCTGTGCAACCTTCTGGAGTGCGTCTAGGGGATCCTGACCCTGTAGGGCCATCTGGGGGATGGCCTGCATGTAGCCCATCATGCCCTGCTTGAGCGCATCGGTGAACTGTTCGTTGTCGATCTGGGTCTGCATCTGAACGACGTCGATCCCCATCGGGAGCTGACGCTGAAAGAAGTCGCGGGAGATGAGCTGGTCACCGCGAAGCTGAAGCAGTCCGACGATGGCTCGTGCCGGATCCTGGCCAGCAGCAAAGCCGTAGGTGACATCACACGTGTAATCGTTGTTGATGTCCTTGCTTGGGACGTAAGTCTCCTCGAACGGCGTGCCCTGAGAAGTTCCACGGATGGTCTTCTTCTCGGACGGCCAGAGCATCTGGTCCATCTCAAACGCGAACTGAATGGCGCAGCGCAGTGCTTCGCCGATCACCGTCTGGCCGGTGGTAACCACCGTGTTGAATCCGCCCATAAGGGCCTGGACTCCCTTGCCGGTGATGATACTCGCATCCACGTTGCCGCTACGGGCTTCGGGAGTGCGCGTTCCTACGCGCAGCTCCTGCTCAAGGACCTGACCTTCCTGGAAGGCGGCCTGCGGGACATCGATACCCACGCGCCTGATCTTGTCCGGGCTGTCGGTGCGGATAACCGCATCGTCGCCGAACGTCATCTTTTGGACGTCGCGAGGGACGGCCAAAGGTGCGCGCACAGTCTTTTCTGTGGCTTCCAGGCCGAGGAGTGCCATGCGCGCCTTGGCGAGCTGGACCCAGATGGCATCATCGAAAGCGCCACGGACCTCGTTGTCGTAGCCGGGGCGCAGACCCACAGAGATGAAGATCTTCCCCATGGGGTTGGTCATGTCGTCGATAACGTGGTTACCGTGGGCTGGCATGTAGAGAACGATACGATCAGCATCTACATACTTAACCACTTCGATCTCACGCTCAGCCCACCCTAGATCAGTCTGGCCAACCGAGTTGGTCTGCAGAATGCGGATCAGGCTGGGGAACTTGGAGACGAGGTGGATAGCCTCTTCGCGCCACACCTTGGTGTAGCTCTTGAGGCGACCGAACATATCGGTGTCGGGGTAGACGCCCATCGGATTCTCTACCCGGATGTGGGGGCGCTTCTCTTCGAAGTCGGGCTCAACCACGTAGACAGCCATGCCGTACGTGGTGTAGTAGTCGGCCAACTCGACCTGCTTCCCGGCGTTGAGCCGGGAAGACTGGATGTAGTAGTTGGCAATCTTCGTCTTCTTGGACGAGAACTTCTTCGCCTTGTCCGTGGTGAGGATGCCTGTCGAGCAGTTCACGCTCGGCATGGTGCCCATGACCTCGGCAAGGTCGCGAGCACTGGTGTCGATCAGGTTTGCCACGATCGGCTTCGGCCAGGCTTCAGGCATGGAGCCTGGGATGACGGTATCGATGTCACCTGACCGGACGTCATGGACGTCACGGTGCCTCTGGTCACGATCCGAAGCGGCACGGCGAAGCGCCTCTACACGATTGAAGATGCTTTCTAGGGAGTTCGCCATGTCACCTCCTTGTGTTACTGGGGCTTGTTAACCTTAAGAAGCTTCCAGGTCAGTGGACCGAAGTGGCCGTCAGCATCGCCCCGCAGCTCGGGGCGGCTCTCCTGGAACCACTTGATACCCCGCCGGTCAGCGGGACCGAAGATTGGGGAAGGGCCGACCTTGTAGCCCTTGTAGCCCGCACGCACAAGCGCGCGGCCAACCTCGGTCACCAGCTTACTGGTGCGGCCGTAGAAGAAGTACTTGTCCCCAGGGAAGGGGGCATATGTCGGAGTCGGCTTGGGGGCCGCGACACCGAAGATATTACCCAGCGGGCCAGGGTCAACGTGGGAGTTGCCCGGCACCTGATTGTGGCCGTAGTGACCGCCCGAGTGAAGCCATGTGTCAAGGGAGACAGTGTCGCGGGCGAAGGACTTGGGTTCACCTCCCGGCCACACATCCTTGATACCCAAGGATCGCAGCCACGTCACGATCGCCCCCAGGCCCTTGCGAGGCGTCTCGGCAACGGTGTGATACACCTTGCCGTTGACAACCTCCCCTGCGGTGAACACGATCTCGATCTGGATGTTGTACTTGCCGGTCCGGTTGGTCCGTACTGAGCCTGCATTCTGGAGGCTCAGGGAGCGGGAGTCGGCGGGGAAGAACTGGGCGATCTGCCCGGTGAAAGGATCCCACAGGATGTGAGGCGCCACATCGGCGCCGCCGCCTGTGAACCATCCATACTCATTGGCGAATGTGTGATCGTTCGCGTTCGAGGTGATGTGCCACGTGGCGCGGGCTGCACCGCCCTCCATCGCACCGTGGTTACCCAGGTCATGCCTAGCAACACCAGGCATCCAAAGGTCTACCATGCGTTAAGTCCCTCCTTAGTTCCCCCACCACTCGCCAGAGCCGCCGTACATGCTCTGTTGGCTGAGGTAGTCCAGATCGATCGTGTGCTGTCTGTTCCGGTCTCGGGGAGACTGGTAGTCGTTCGAGAGATGGAACACCGTCTCGATGTCGTTCACAAGTTCTCGGGCTCGCGTCTCTGCGAACCAGAGCGCCATCACTGTATCCTGCTTGGCCTTGGACTGAGGAAACCAGGTGACGAGCTGTTCTACGAGGGCCTTGACGCCCTCGTTCTGAGAGCGGGACGGAAGCCTGATCAGGCCCTTGTCCTCCTTCGCCCCGTCGAAGAGCATCGACATCGATGCGACGCCGAAGTCGGCGTCGTTCTTGTTGGCGCCGGTGAAGTGTTCCTTGAGGATCGTACCCCTGCTGCCGAGGAAATTCCTCAGGTCACGGTTCTGGGTGACCATCAGGTTCATCGCGTTCTTCTCGATGACCCACTCGTGCATGTGGTATTTGACGGTCCAGTCCTTCAGCTTGTTGAAGAGATCGTCTGGCTTCTGATTTGGGGCGGTCCATACATCCAGGACGTACCGCACTCCCGACATACGATCGACACCCAGGACGACTGCGGCAGCATGGCCAGTGATTGCGGGGTCGAACCCTCCAACCACATAGAGACCGTCCATGCCGTGAGGGCGGTGTCCTGGTGCTCCCGGAGACATGAGCCCGGCTGCTCGCATGCCATCAACCGAGGCGGCAACCTTGTCAGCAGGAAAGATCGCATCCTCAACCACCTGTTCCTGCTGGTAGACCATCTTCCAGTTCTGGGCCGACGACGTCGCGCGTCGTCGCGCTAGCGCCTTACCTGAGTGCCAGGGGTAGAGTCCATCCTTGTTCGCCTCCACCAGGCGTCTTGCTCCGAGCGAGACCGGGGGTCGGTTGGTCCAGGGTGCGAGAACAACCCAGTCATCAGGCGACTCTGCGAACTCAAGTACAGCAGGCTGGGTGAGATACGTCCAGGGGCTCTGCTCATCTTGACCGTACCACTCTGGCTTCTGAATCTCACTGTATAGCTCAACCGGAGCGAGTCGTGTCCCAACAAGGAGTAGTACCCCTCCAGGATAGGAGAGTCGGTTGATGACCTCTCGCTGGATCCAGTCGATCTGCTTCTCGAACTCATGAGCGTTCTTACCCGTCACCGTGTCGTCTAGGATGATGAGGTCAGCTCGGTTACCGTAGATCTGACCGTTCATGCCCAGAGCCTGCACGGTGGGCGTGGCCTCACCGGAGTCTCGGGCCTCGGCATTCACGTAGATAGAGTCGGCTGTCCACGACGCGCTGTTCGCGTCGAAGCCACCTTCCGGGGCGAAGTCGTACTGGAGCTTCTTGTAGGCAGGGTTCGCACCGGCAAGGCGATCCTTGATCGCCCGGAGGAACCTCTTAGCCATCTCCTGAGTCTGGGACACGATGATGATACGGATGTTCGGATCCTGACAGATCCGCCACGTCGTGTAGTTCACCGTGATGGTTGTGGACTTCGCGTGTTCCGGAGGAGTGTTTACTATGATCATGCCGGGATCACCCGGCTTGTAGATCTGGTTCTCGTGAAGATTCCGAGGAGGGCGTCCCTCAAGGACGTCATACCACTGAAGCTGGTGATTGAACAGCTTGGTGTCCAAGTACTCTTCACAGAAGTCCGGGAAGTCGGGTACTTCCTTTTTCTCCACCATGGAACTTGCGGACTCCATGTTGGAGAGTCGAGCATACTCTGCCCTGAACTCCTTGTCGGACTCCTTATAATATTGGACAGCCTGCTTCGTGATACCCAGGTCCAAGATGGCTTTAGACATTGGGATACCTTTCCTCATGTAGTTGAGGATAGTATCCTTCTTCTCCCTAGTAGTACGGTTAACCGGTCTAGCCATGTTGGACTGTACCTCCCTTGTTAGACTCTCTTGACCCCTACCAGGTCCCCGCCCTGGAGGCGGGACCTGAACCAGCGGGGAGAGATTCCGCGAAGCAGGAGGAGGTACGTTAGATACTAGTAGGCAGCCCTTCAGGGGCTGCCGTACTGTAGTAGTACATAGTAGTACGTGTTGGGCCAGCCTCGAGGGCTGGCCACCTTGGTGGCCTCAGTTCGAACCGCTCCGCAGGTTCAATAGTTACATATATAGAGAGGAGTGCATCTTGGCCTCCGAGGACGACGATAACCCCAACCGTTACCAAACCTTTACCAATGTTCTACGTAGCGTAGTCAGCAAGGGGCTGAACCGTTACTCTCTGTAGACCCTCCTGTCATGGTCACGGTCAAGTTTTATGGCACATTTCTAGAGGGTCTCACACACCTCCATCCCCGCCCGATTTAACACCCTGGGGTCGATGTGTCCTGGTTCGCCCTGGATCGCCCTGCCGTCTGGGTCATCACGGTTGAGCATGGGATGAGCAAGTTTGAGCCATGTGTCCGAATCGTACCGCTGCGCCACAATCTGTGATGATATGTGTACATAGGGCCACCAATGTGTACATATGTGCATGGTTGGCCCTGTTTGCCCGTGTTTGGGAGGGTGGACTATGTCCTGACATGCTGACATGCCGAGGGGGATTATACGTCAGGGTGACGATAAGTATGTCCTGACATGCACAGAGGTGTGCAAATAACCTGCTTAAGCGGTGACGCATCACCTATTAAGACAGTGATGCTCAGGTGAGCATGGATGAGCACAGATGAGCATGCACACACGGGGGATAGCAGAACGCGTGAGCGTGATGCGCGGGAACGCACGCGTAAGCAGCCTGGATTTGCAGCGAACAGCGAATCTGAATCGGACATTCATGGACGTTCTAGCCCAGTTCTGTACCATCTTTTGTATCAATCATCATGGTCCACAAGGCATCTGTCCGTTTCGCCCTGCTTCCCCCGCTTATGTTTGTCACGCTGGCTCTGACCAGCGTGTTCCATGATTTTTCTGATGAATCTCATGATCCACAACCGTTTGCAGCAGGGGCAGCACAAGCAAACAAACAGCCTCTGACCTGCGAAGCTTGTATTTGCTCACCAACAGGAGGAGTGTCCTCGGTGTCAGCACGACGGCAGCGAAACCCAGGGCCGCAAGCCCTGGTGAGTGAGCCAGAGTGTGAAGTGCGGGTGATCGAGCAGGGCTTGTCCCTAGCGGGTCGCACTTCAGACAGACTGTCTGCCATGGTTCCCTGCATGGGAGCAACGAAGCCCGAAGGTTGGGCGTAGGCGAGCGGGTGAGTCGAAGGAGCCTTTGCGCTCCGGCTGGCTTGCTCCAACATGCAGAGCACAGGTTGGCTTGACACACGGTCCAATCCCGTGAAACTGTCTGTACGCCCCATAGGGGCAGGCGAAAGGGCGCGCATCCCAAGGGAGCGCGGACGCTATCAGCTAGTAGGTGAGGTAACGGCTCACCTAGGCGACGACGGCTAGCCAGGCAAAAGATCCTCAGCCGAGTCGGCTCACATAGCGGCGCTTGACAGACTCGCAAGAGTCTGAGACAGTCGGAACGGGTCGAACCGAAAGGCGAGGCCAGCAAGACAGACCAGCCCGAGAGGGCAGGTCGAGCAGGACCGTGCTACGCTCGGTCCGAAGTGCGGGACACCGGCGAGAGGTGCCGGGGGCTCACGCCCCTGAGACTCACAGGTGTCAGGCAGGACCCTCCGGAGGGCTCGTAACGAGTCTGAAGGGCTCTGGTGAACGTTACTCGGGGTCATAACTCGGGGACGGGACAGCATCCAGTGCAGTCGGAGAATGTCAGGGTTGTTGTTTGAGAATTCAACAGTGTGCAGCGTGCGAGCGGGCAGTAGTCAGGCCTCAAGCGCTCCGGTTCCGATGTAGCGAGGAACCATGATCCTGGTGGGTAGCCAGACGGCCGGAGCTAGTTCGTGCGCAGTCCAATTTCCCTGTAAGAGCCATCGGCTAGCGGGTGACAGTACCTAGGCAGGCTTGCCTGTCGACAGTCATCCCCCGCTAGCCTCTTGGCTCCGCAGAGAGAAGAGGTATGTCATGGATGAGGCTGAGTACACCACCGAGCACAACGGCTACAGCATCGACGTAGACAAGGTGGGTGGTGGCACGACTGGCAAGCACTACGACGGCGACTGGCTCGTGACCGTCAAGGATGGCGGCAAGGTCATCTACGACAACGAGACGTTCTCAAGCCGTCAGCCGCTCAGCCACCACGAGGTGGCGCTGCTTGCCACCGAGTTCGCCGGGGGGTTCTGATCATGAAGCCCGACGTCAGGCCTGGTGTTCCGTGCGAATTTCTGGGTTGTGCAACAGATCGTTGTGCTGTTCATGAGTGGCAGGGCAGGAGGCTTTGCTCCTACCACTCCCCGTTCGACGTAGATTGGGCAGAAGAAGACGCCTGAGGGCGTCTCTCCCGGCTTAGTAGCCTAGTGGTGGTGCGATCCCACCTCGGGAGACTCCGAGGCGCCCAGACGGGCGTCTATGGAATCAGGGAGGACACATGAGGGGTCAGCCGACATCACCGCAATGGGTGTGCATGCATTGCTACATCCATCTGGTGAACGGCGACTGCACCGACGTTCTGTACGCCGATCCTGATCGAGAGGATCTGGACGCCTGTAGCGAGGGCGGCAAGGTGCCCATGTCCCTCTTTGAGGGCATGGATGTCACCCCCGGCATGCTTGACTCGGAGCATGACTGCAACATCCACTCCGTTGAGCGTGAGGAGTGTGACTGCGAGAAGAAGGAGTTCTCGTGGCAGTCCTGCGATGGTTGTGGCAGCGTCCTGGGTGGCGAGCGTCAGGCGGTAACAGGATGGGTGAGCGCATGAATGAGTATCAGGACCAGCAGATCTGGTTCGAACTGTACGGCTTCGACGGCGTGCGATGGGAGTTCATCTGCGATGGGGAAACCCGTCAGCAAATGGAGATCATCGCTGCCGCCGAGGGACCGGCAGACAGTTACGAGAAGACACGCATCAAGCGTGTCTTCGGTCAGGGCGCCTAGCAGAGTGGGGAGGTGCGACTCCTCCCCCGCCCACTCAGCCGCCATAAGGGCGGCTGGCTCAGGGAGGTATGTAATGGACGTCAGGTTCCAGACGTACTACATGGACGAGGCTGTCTTCGATCTTGCGGAGGTGATCGAAACCGGGAAGCGTGTACTGGCCAACGTCGAATTCGACACCCTGGTCGGTACGGGCTTCTCTGGCGGAATCGTGATCCCCTCCCTGGCTCTTGCTCTCGGCAAGAGTTTCGTCCTGATCCGCAAGGAGACGGACGACAGCCACCATGGTAGGGGTCGTCTGCTCGGACAGATCGGTGCCCGCTGGGTCTTCGTGGACGACTTTGTGTCGTCCGGCAGGACTCGGTTTCGAGTGATCAACAAGATCAACGATGAGCTGAAGCACTACGACGCTACGTCCGAGTACGTAGGACAGTACATGTACGTCGACTACTCCCCGCTAGGGCCTCACTTCGAGGCTGCAGGCGAGGAGAAGAAAGGGTATGTGTGCTGACAAGCATGCCGCCCCCTCTGGTGACTTGACCTAGGCGGGGAGGCAGGGTGCCGCATAAGGCACAGAGCGGCAGGTAATCAAGCCTGCGGGAAGTTC